CGACAACTGCACTCTCTGGAGGTAGTGACGGTGAAGCTGTGGCTGAAGGTGACGTTGCTCAGGCATGGCAGTCATTCGCTAATCCTGCTGAGGTCGATATTAATGTCCTTATCAATGCTGGTTACGTCACTCATGACACCTTCGCAGTCCAAAGCTCACTCCAGGCACTAGCAGAAACTCGAAGAGATTGTTTCGCGATTCTGGATATTCCTTGGACTGATACTCAGATGTTCCCGACTACTGAGGCAACCAATTGGAGAACTACGACTCAGAACATCAGTTCTTCCTTCACTGCACTTTATTCTCCATGGGTCACTGTCTACGATACCTATAACGATATTCGTAACCTTCCTATTCCTCCGTCTGGATTCGCAGCTCAGGTCTTCGCTCGTACGTCCTACGTAGCTGAAGCTTGGACTCCTCCTGCAGGTTACAATCGAGGTGTGTTGGTTTCTCGAACCCTACCTCCGATGGACGTTACTGAGAGATACGGTGTTCCAAGTACTCCTGGTCAGATCGGCGAGCTCGATGCTCTTTACTCCGCTCCGAATAACATTAACCCCATCATATTCTCTCCAGGTGATGGTATCGTCGTCTTTGGTCAGAAGACTCAGCAGACTGCTCCTAGTGCACTTGACCGCATTAACGTCAGAATGCTTGTCATTACTACAGAGAGAGCAGCTAAGCAGTTCTTGAAGTATAAGTTATTCGAGCTCAATAATAAATATACTAGACAAGACATCACTAGCGCTTTAAGTCAGTACTACAGTGACGTCCAGTCTAGAAACGGTGTCTATACTTATCAAGTCGTATGTGATGAAACCAACAATACTCCTCAGGTGATTGACAACGAACAACTTAACGTTGACGTTTATCTTCAACCTCAGAGAGCTGCTGAGTTCATCCAACTTCAGTCGATCATCACTGCAACTGGCGTCGACTTCAGAGTGTTGATCCTCACTGGTGGTAACTTCAGCTAAGTTTTAATGAGTCCCAGATAGGAGAATTAATATGCCTGGCGTAAGTATCGATCAAGTTCAGGGACTCGTAGATCCCTTAAAACAATATCAATTTCTAATGAATATCTCGCCAATTAGAGGTCAGAATATCGTTGGAAATGATGTATTCTCTCTACGTTGTAGTGCGACTCAGCGTCCTGGAATGCAGATCCCTCAGGTTCCTGTAGAACTTGCTGGATTTGAGTTAATGTATGCTGGTCGAGCAACGTTCCAGCATCAGTGGACTACGACCTTGATTGAAGGTCAAGATATGGGAGTGATCCTCCAGATCGCTTCGTGGATGAAATTGATCTATGATAAGGATACAGGTACTGGATCCTATAAGTCAGATTATTCTGCTTTAGCTACTATAGAATTCTATGATGATCCAGGTGACGTTACTAATACGATGACGATCGAAGGAATCTGGCCTACTGTTGATCCTGGTATCATGAACTTGAACTTTGCGTCTACCAACGGTCGTGTTGATTACACTATCGTTTGGTCCTACGACAAGTGGGATGATAGTTCTCTCGATAGCTAGTCATGGCTGGGATCTCAGTATCAATACCTACAATAAACGGTCAGGCCATTGGGGATCCTCAACGGTCTGATCTATTCGATCTACGTCTACCTTTGATCAACGGAGCCAGAACTCCAATGGTCGAGAGTGTTGATTCAGCTAATCCTTTCGAAGCCATCCAAATTCAGAGTGAGGCTATCGGTGGACGTCATCGATATATTGCAGTTGGAGCTGACTCTGATCCTTTAGTTATAACTCTATATCATGAATGTGGACTTAAAGATACTCCAGGTAATTTTGCATTAAAATATATTAAAGCATGGCAAGCTTTAGTAAGAAATGCTGATGGTACTGTTAATCTACCAAAGTCTAGCAGTTCTATTGGAGGATATTTATATGATATTTATTACGATCTACTTAATCCAGACAAAAAGGTAGGTTATACTATTACCTATAAAAATTGTTTTCCTAGATTAGTGAGTCCTTTAGCAACACGTTATTCTGATAAAAATCAAAGAACTAGGATCCAAGTGACTTTCTCAGTAGAAAGAATTTATCCTGGTCAAGATACTGCATCTACAGGTACTTTGAGTTTCCTTGGTAACAAAGATATGTTTAGTACAGTTGGATCTACGTCTTCTCCTAATACTCAAGATAATCCACCAGTCCTGAGTATCTAACTTGAAGTCTGTCGTAACACTGAGGTATAAGAATGACTCAAGAATATCATCCGATCAAATTACCTGGAGCTAGGTGTTACCCTGGATTAATTGAAATTCGTCCATTCGGTAAGGACGAAGTAGAAGCTTATAATCGAGTAAGACGTTCTGGATCAGAAGTCGCTCTCCGAGCTCTCGTAGGAGATACAATACGAGGAGCTAGGGCAGAAGACTTTCATGATCCAGATTTTTCATTTATTATGATGTGGCATAGAGTAAATAGCTTCCTTAATTTTCCTATGACCTTACCATGGAAATGTCCTATCTGTGAAACTAATAACGTTAATAATCTAGATATTTCTAAGATAGTCGCTGAGGAAATCTCTGAAGAGTATAATCCAGATGGTATGACTATAAACTTTCCTTGTGGAATTCCTCTGACTTTGAGACTACCTAAAGTTGGAGATGATGAAAAAGCTCGTAAAATGATTAATGCACTCTCAGTTCAGAACCCTACTGA